GTCCTGACCTGGGCGCAGGTGAGCCAGATCACTGACGTGGCCACCAGCGGCGGCGAGCAGCAGTTCGCCACCTTCGGCTTCCTGGAAGAAGACGAGGATCGTCAGCTGCCGACCACCAAGTCCGCGATGAGCATGACGCTCACCGTCGCCGACGATCCCGCGCTGCCCTACGTCGCCATCTGCGAAGCCGCGGACGACGATCGAGAGCCCCGCGCCTGGCGCCTCAACCTGCCGAACGGCTCGAAGATCCTCTACAACGCCTACACCTCCATCAGCGCCACCCCGAGCCTGTCCCGGAACAACCTGATGACCCGCACCATCACCCTGTCGCTGGCCGGCCGTCCGGTTCGCTACGCAGCCTAAGGCCTGACCATGAAGTTCAAGATCAAGCAGGACCCGACCTTCAGAGCTGACGTGTCCATCCCCCGGGTGGGCGGCGAGCCGATCAAGGTGCCGTTCACCTTCCGCTATCGCGACCGCAACGAGCTGGCAGCAATGCTGGAGCGCTGGAGCGAGATGGAAGAGAAGCTGGCACCTGAAGAGGGCGCCAAGATGTCCGTGTCCGCCGCGACCGACGCCAGCATCGATATCGCAGTGGCCAAGCTGCAGGACGTGGTGGCCGGCTGGGAGTTCGAGGAAGAGCTGAGCGAGCAGTCACTGCGCGATCTTGCAACGACCTGCGTCGCCGTCCCTGCTGAGGTGCTGAAGGCCTACTTCGACGCCTTCAACCAGTCCCGCCTGGGAAACTGAGGGAGGCGGCGCGGAGCCTGTACGAGTCCGCGCCGTCTGCCAACGTGCTTGCCGCTTTCGGCCTGGCGGTCGAGGAGCTGGATGACAGCTTCCAGGTGTGGGATTGCAACTGGCCCGCGTTCCAGGTCTTCGAGGCCATGGGTACTCAGTGGCGAACCGGGATGGGTGGCGCCATAGGCCTGGACTACGCCGCTATCCCCGCGGTGTTCAAGCTGCTGGGCGTGAAGAAGAAGGACCGGGCGGCGTTGTTCGATGACGTCCGGACCATGGAATCAGAAGCCTTGGCCGTGATGGCCGAGCAGAAACGAGAGAGCAGCAATGGTCAGTAGCATCGCCCAGCTTGGTATCGAGATCAGCTCGCAAGGTGCCAACCAGGCGGCTGCTGACCTTGACCGACTCGCGCAGGCCGGCGCCAAGGCCGAGGCCACTGCTGGCCGCACTGGGAAAGCCTGGGAAGACGCCGGGAAGAAGATCAAGAAGGGCGCCGACGACTCGGCGAAGGCCATCGCTCAGCAGCAGCAAGAGTTATCGGAGCTGGTCGGCCAGATAGACCCGACCATTGCCGCCTTCGAGCGCCTCGACGCTCAGCAGCAGAAGCTGCGTCAGTTCAAGGCGGCCGGGCTGATCGACCAGGCTGACTTCGAGCGCTTCAACGGTCGCCTGGATCAGGCGCGCTCTGGTCTCGCCCGCTTCGATGACAGCCTGATGCGCTCGGGCAATACCGCCAAGCAGAATGCCGCGGCGCTGCGTGGCGTGCCGGCTCAGTTCACCGACATCGTGGTCAGCCTGCAGGCCGGCCAGGCACCGCTGACTGTCCTGCTCCAGCAGGGTGGCCAGCTGAAGGACATGTTCGGCGGTATCGGCCCGGCTGCTAAGGCGCTGGGTGGGTACATCACCGGCCTGATCAACCCGTTCACCTTGGCTGCGGCAGGCGCTGCGGCTCTGGCCTATGGCTTTGTGGCCGGACGCCAGGAGACAGTCGAGTACAACAAGGCGCTGATCCTCACCGGTGGCTATGCCGGCGTTACGGCCGACCAGCTGTCCACGATGGCGCGCCAGGTTAGCTCTGTCGTAGGCACTACCGGCGCTGCAGCCTCCGCTCTGGCGACCCTGGCCGGCGGCGGCAAGATCGCCAGCGGATCCTTCGTCGAGGTGGCTGAGGCCGCTGTGGAGATGGAGAGGGCCACAGGCAAGGCAGTAGGCGACACCATCGCCGAGTTCAACAAGATCGCCGACGATCCGGTGGCTGCTGCTAAGGCCCTGGATGACCAGTACCACTTCCTCACCGCGACCATCTACTCCCAGATCGTGGCGCTGAAAGACCAGGGCGATACCATTGGCGCCACCCGCCTGCTGACCGATACCTACGCGGATACGGTCAAAACGCGGGCCGGCGAGATCACCGAAAACCTGGGCTTTATCGAGCGTGGCTGGAACGCCGTCAAATCGGCTGCTGCTGGCGCGCTGGATGGCTTGAAGAGCGTCGGTCGTGAGGCGAGCCTCACCGATCAGATTGAGGATGCAGAGCGCCGCCTGAAGATCGCCGAGAGCGGCAGCTTCGACTTCCTGGGCCGCAACAAGGCATCGGCCAATGCCATCCGCGAACAGCTGGATATGCTCAAGTCTGAGCGCGATGCGAATGCCGATATTGCGGCGTACGACAAGCAACAGGCGGATGCGCAAGACCGCTCCAAAAAGGCCATGCAGGAGATCGACAAGCTCTCTGCATCTGCTCTTACCAATGAAGAAAAGCGCAACAAAAAGCTGGATGAATACCGCAAGCAGCTTGAAGACATACGCAGCACGAACCCGAACGACTCCCGGCTCAATGCTGATTCGATCGCCAAGAACGAACAGGCCATCCGCGATCAGTTCAAGGACCCTAAGACCTCCACTCGCAGCAGCCCGGTTGACCTGACCAGCTACAACGATGCGCAGAACGCGCTCAAGCAGCTGCAGGCTACCTTCCAGAACGCTGAGCGTGAGCTTGAGGCGAGCCAGCGCGCCGGCCTGATCAGCCAGTCTGAGTACACCACTCGCCGCACCGCGCTGATCCAGCAGGAAAAGGACGACGTCAGCGCCGCCTACCAGCAGGAGATTGCGGCACTGGAGGCCGCCAAGGCCCGCGCCACGACAACGGGTGAGCAGCGGATCCAGTTGGACCAGAAAATTGCCGATGCCCGGACCAACATGGTCAAGGCTCAGCAGGATGCTGATACCCAACTGAACGTGCTGTCGCTCAACGAGCAGGCGCGGCTGAAGAAGCAGGAAGATTCGATCCGCACCTACGTGGAAGCGCTCGACCACCAGAACAAGGCGCAGCGGGACCAGGGTATCCGCGCTGCGGCAGGGGTAGGTCAGGGCCAGCGTCAGCGCGAGCTGAACAACAGCCTGAACGGCATCCAGGACAGCGCCAACAACAAGCGCCTGGAGCTGGCCAACCAGTACGGCGACGGCTCCCGCGGGATGTCCTTCGAGGAGTACCAAGAGAAGCTGAAGGCGGTACAGGCCAGCGAAAACGACCTGCGCGACACTGTGTTGCACAACTACGCAGACATGGAGGATGCCCAGGGCAAGTTCAGCAACGGCGCTTCTGCGGCTTGGCAGGACTACCTGGACAACGCCAAGGACATCTCAGCCACGGCCTACGACCTCGTCAGCAATTCGCTGACCGACCTCACGGACGGTATCGCTGATGGCTTCGCCAATGCAGTTGTCGAGGGGGAGACACTGCGCGACACGATGTCGAGCCTGGCGACCACGATCGAGAAGGAAGTGTTGTCGACCTTGGTGAAGCTGGGCATCCAATACGGCGTCAACGCCGCGCTGGAGATCGCCGGCATCACCACTGTGGACGCAGCCAAGAAGGCCTCCATTGCTTCCACCGCGGCTGTCCAGACTGCAGCTATCACCACCACCGCGGCGGTGTCTTCGGCAGCCACAGCGGCCACCACGGCTGAGCAGACGGCAGCAGCAGCAGCCACTACGACCGCATGGGCCCCGGCCGCTACGGTTGCATCGATCGGCTCTTTCGGTACCGCTGCGGCGATCGGCCTGGCGGCTGTGGTTGCTGCAATCGCGCTCTCAAAGGGGTTCCGTACTGGCGGCTACACCGGCGACGGCGGAGTCGATGACGTGGCGGGCGTGGTGCATGGCAAGGAATTCGTCTTCGACGCTTCTTCTACGTCTCGAATCGGCGTTGATCGCCTCGAGGCCATGCGACGCGGCGGGAGCATCGAGGCCAGCACGCCGGCAATCGCTACCAGCGGATCTGCAGCGAATAGCTCCAGCTTCGGCGGCGCCACTATCCACGGCGGCATCAACATGAGCTTCCCAGGCGTCACCAACGCCCAGGAGGCCAAACGGTCCACCGCAGCAGGCGGCCGGCAGATTGTCGGAGCGCTCCAACGTGCTCAGAGGTACTCGTAATGCCTGCATTCCTCGAAGAGCTGTTCCCGAAGGACATCGATTACGGGAGCGGCTTCGGGATCTCCTACGCCAATATGGTTACCACGACGGTTGGGGGTAGCGAATACCGGGCGCGCCGGCATCCGTTCGTGATCGCAACTCTGGACATCGACTTCACCCGCCAGACGGACAAGGTGATGAAGATCGCCGACCTGCACAACCGGGCAGGCGGCACCTACGCAGGGTTCAGGGTCCACAACTATCAGGACTTCTCCACCAACAACTACCGGGCGCTGCCTACGGCCTTCGATCAGCCGATGCTCAAGGTATCGGATGGCGTCTACCAGGTGATGCGCTGGTACGGCGACCCGACTGACACGAAATGCTCCAGGCGGCGAATCCGCAAGCCCGTGGCGGGATCGGTGAAGGTAGGCCTCGGAGGTGTTGAGCTTCCTACGGGCCAGTGGTCAGTAGACAACACGACCGGCCTGGTCACTTTGGCGGCTGCGAAGACTGCGGCCATCAGCGGCATAGCCAAGGGCTCTTCCACCACCCTCACGGTGGCGAGTTCTACCGGCTTCGCCATCGGTGATTCGGTGGTGATCTATGGGGTCACTGGGATGGATGAGATCAACGGCATTCGTGCCCTGGTCACTCAGGTGCCGGACGACACCCACCTGGTTCTGGGCTTGAACTCGGCAAGCTTCAAGGACTACGCCAGTGGCGGCACGGTGCAGACCCGGCCGGCATTAGGCGAGTCGATCACTGCCGGCTGCTACTTCCATATCCCGATGCGCTTCACCGATGACCTCGACGGCACCTTCACCACCTACGGCGTGATGAAGACCGGCGCGAGCCTGAAAGAAATCCTCAACCCCTAGGATCCCCATGAAAGCACACGTTGCGGACCCCGCGGCGCGGGTTTACTGCGTCCGCATTACGCCGAATGGGGATGCGCCTGTCGTGCGCCTGGCGGGCTATCCCGTTGACCTTGTGATGAGCAACGGTGAGACCTACAGCGCCGAAAGCGGCTATGAGTTCTCGAGTCTGGCCAATGGGACGACCTTCGCGGCCAACAGCATTGACCTCGACGGGATCATGCAGGACGGCGGCATCAGCAAGCAGGATCTGGATTCGGGGGTGTACGACAGCGCCCGGGTGCATGTCTTCGCAACTAGCTGGGCGGTGCCGATCGAGGACGAGGAGCCCATGGGGCTGTTCTTCTTCGGCAAGGTAAAGCCGGTCGATGACACCTACAGTGTGGAGCTGATGGGCGCCATCGACATGCTGTCCCAGTCCACCGGACGTACCTACGGCCTCACGTGCCCCTGGACGCTGTTCGACGAGACTATTGATGGCGATGTGAAGCTACCTCGGGAAAGCCGCTGCACAGGCCCGCGTGGCGCCCCAGACGGCCCGCTGCTTGAAGACTACAGGGTGACCGGCACCGTTACCGCTGTGGCCGATCGCTATACCGTCTCTGACACCACGCGCACCGAGGTAGACGATTGGTTCGGAGAAGGACAGATCCGCTTCACCAGCGGGAAGAACGCAGGCCTACGCTCGAAGGAGATCAAGTCCTTCGCCGGCGGGGTGATCACTGTCCACGAAGCGTTCGCCTATCAGCCGGCAGTAGGTGACACCTACGAGATGATCCCGGGCTGCCGCAAGCGCATCGACAAGGACTGCTCTGCGAAGTGGCACAACTCCAAGAACTTCGGCGGGTTTCCAGACATCCCGCTGTCCTCCGAATACGCACAGGTGGGCCGCGGCGGATGATCGTCGATATCGCAAAGGAAACGCTGGGTACTCCCTTCCATCACCAGGGGCGCGCCCTAGGTGTCGGCATGGACTGCGCCGGCGTACTCGTGCACGTGCTGTCTCGTTTGGGCCTGCCGTTCAACGACGAGATGGGCTACCCGCGTTCGCCCTATGACGGGCAGCTGGAGAAGATCCTGGAAGCCCAGCCTGCCATGCGCCGCATACCGGTGGCAGAGGCAGGTGAGGGTGATGTGCTGCTGATGAGGCTCAAGACAGCCCCCCAGAACATCGCCATCCACGCCGGATTCATCTCCGGCCAGCCCTACGTCATCCATGGAAGTGAGCAGCACGGCAAGGTCGTGCATCACCGCCTTGATTCGCTTTGGAACGCTCGCGTCGTGCGGGCCTATCGCTTGGAGTTGCCCGAATGAGCTTGAGCGCCCAACTGTTCGGTCGTGATTCCTTCATTTTCAAGGCCACCAACGCGCTTGGCCTCGGTATCCCTGGCTGGCTCGACAAGAAGTTTGGGCCTAAGGACACCGAAGGTCCGCGTCTGGAAGACCTGAGCGTCCAGACCAGCACCTACGGCGCCGACATCCCGCGCCTATACGGCACAATCTCCATGGCCGGAAATATCCTCTGGCTGGAGGGTGGAAAGCTCAAGGAAGTGGTCAAGAAGAACAAGAAAGGCGGAAAGGGTGGCGCATCCACCACACCGACCAAAACCTACACCTACTTCGCGACCTTCGCCCTAGGCCTATGCGAAGGCCCGATTGCTGGCGTGCGCCGTATCTGGTGCTCTGACACACTGCTTTACAACGCTGGAAGCGACGACCTCGAAACTATCATTGCGAGCAACGCCAACGCCAAGGGCTGGAAGCTCTACCTGGGTAGTGAGGATCAGCAGCCAGACGCACGTTATGAGGCGGATGCGGGCGCGGGAAATGCACCGGCCTTCCGCGGACTTGCCTACCTAGTCTTCTATGACTTCGAACTGACTGACTATGCCAACACCCTTCAGGCATCTCAGTTCAAGGTCGAGATCGTCACTAAAAAATCGACTTCTCCAGTCGAGGTTTATAAATCCTCTGCCAACCCAACCAATGGCCCGCAAGGGCTACTGATCAACGTCGCAAATGATGAAATCGCCAGGGTTATGGGGGAGGGCGAAGACGATGTGATTTGGGTGCATCGTGCTTCGAGCGTCAGCAAGGAAAAGTACACAACGACAGTCATTGACGCGTATCAGATGAGAGAGCCGGTCTTGGCTACTGGCGACGCAGAAGAAGTGCGCCTCTTCTGGACCGGGAGTGCAGGCCTTGTCAGGACTGAAGACACTACCTTCCGCGGCCTGCCTTTCACCAGTTCAAGCCTCCATTTCACCATTCGCATAGTCAACGGCGAGTGCTATGGGCTTTGGGGTGGTGTCGCCGGTAATGGCGGCCAGATACACAAGTGTAAAGATTCGCTTTTGGCTAGCAGCGATTCATCTGACTACATAGCCTTCGATGTGTACAACGGCTATGTGTACGCTGCGAGTAATGAAGAAAAAGTAGATGTATTGCTTTCTGATGACCTTTCTTTAGTGAGGTCTATCTACCCTGATTTCTCGCAGTACTATCAGTTTCCTTCGTTCTATATTCAGGTTTATAAGGGCGTTCTTTATGCGCTCCCTATTAACACATCTCCAGTGATGACTGGAGTGTCGCTGATCGATGGTTCGACGGTGTACAAGGTAGAATCTGAGCATTTCGAAGCCGACGATAACAGCACTATAGGTCAGCCGGGGGCCATTAAAAATGGCCTGTTGATAAGGCAAATGCACGCTGGATCTTACGCTTCGACAATCCAGGCTGTCCGGCTTTTCGGCTTAGATGGGGGGGCTCTGGAGCTTAGCGATGTTATTGAGCAGGAGTGTCTGCTTTCTACGTCTCTGTCCATCAGCGACATCGACGTCGGGGATATCAACGAGAAGGTAATAGGCTACAAGGTCGCTAGCGGGACAATACGCTCTGCCCTTGAGCCGCTGCAGTCGGCTTATCCATTTGATGTCATCCAGAGCGGATACCAGGTCAAATTCAGGCCTAGAGGCCAAGCGAGTGCCCTGAGCATTCTGCTTGATGAGCTCTACGCAGGAGATGATGGTGGCGATGACGCCCTTAGCCAAAGCCGGGAAATGGACAGTCAGCTTCCCAACCGCATCGTCATAAAGTACCTCGATGCGGATCGCGAGTATGACGTGTCCCAGCAGCAATATCAGCGGGCGAGCACAGCGTCGGTGGATGAAAGCAGCCGTGACCTATCGCTGGTTCTCACCGCCGACAAGGCTGCACAGATTGCCGAGATTCTTTGTTACCTAGCGTGGTTGGAGCGGCTGGAATTCTCATTCACTCTTCCGCCGCTTTACGTAGGTATTGAACCATCGGACATCATCACGCTTTACGACGATTCCGTGAGTTACGAGCTTCGCATCACGGAGACCACGCAGGGAATCGAAGGACGAACCGAGTGCAAGGCTGTACCGAACCGAGCATCGCTCTACACGAGCCAAGCTAAAGGCGGAACGGGTGTCACTTCTGGCGGTGTGATTTCACTACCAGGCAAGAGTGTTGCAGTCCTGTTGGACATTCCGGTCATTGACGAATCAATCCAGAACGATCCTGGGTTCGTTGCAGCATTGACCGGGTACACGTCCGGTTGGCCCGGCGCTGTTCTAATCGGATCATCTGACAATGGCCAGACTTACACAGACCTGCAGGGATTTGCGGGGAAGGGTACGTTCGGCACGGTCACCGGGTCTTTGGCTGCCAATGGCGGAACGTTGATCGACATGGCGTCAATTGGAGTCAGCTTGATCTCCGGCCAGCTAGAAAGCGTAACCCGGGACAGGATGTTGTCAGGTGTCAATTACGCCGCCTATGGCATTGATGGCCGCTGGGAGATTGTCCGATTCCAGAACGCACTCCTGCAGTCGGACGGTACCTATCTGGTCAGCGGCTTCTTGCGCGGCCAGCGCGGTACCGAATGGGCTACAGGCAAGCATGAAGATGGAGACTGGTTCGTCCTGCTGGATGACCCTGACAACGCCTTCATCGACTTGCCGGCAAGCGCCCTTGCGGAAACTCGGCTCTACAAAGCGGTTACATCGCGGCAGTCGGCTGATGATGCGATTGCCCAGGCTCTCACCTACAAGGGCGTGAACCTGCAGCCGCTGAGCCCGCTATACGCCCGAGGTAGTCGCAACTCAGGATCTCTGACCGTTACCTGGACCAGGCGTAGCAGGCTATCCAATAGCTGGTGGACGACCGGTGTGGTTGCGCCACTAGGGGAGGCGTCTGAAAGCTACCAGGTGGATGTCATGTCTGGTTCTACCGTCGTTCGCACCCTCTCCAGCACCAGCGCAGCGATCACCTATACGGCGGCCCAGCAGCAGACCGATTTCGGATCTGTGCAAACCGCAATCACCTTTCGAATTTTTCAGCTGAGCGCTGCAGTCGGCCGAGGCCGCGCGCTTGAGGTAACCCTCTGATGGCATCGACAAAACTGGGCCTTGAAAGCCTGCAGAACAACGCTGCAAACCAGACCCTGGCGAATCTCAATTTCGCCTTGCTCAACCAGCTGGTTCAGGCCGCGGTGCTGGACAAGGATCTGGCCGCCCCGCCTAGCAGCCCGGTAAATGAGTCGCTATACATCGTGGCCTCGTCTGCGACTGGCGCCTGGGTTGGGCAAGACGGCAAGTTGGCCTACTGGCTGAGCGATGCCAATGCCTGGACATTCATCGCTCCTCGTGCGGGCTACTCGGTACGGGTGCTGGATGAAACCGAAGCCTCAGGTCTGCCTCTGGTGTATGGCTACACCGGGAGCGCTTGGATCAAGCGCGATGCTGCTGGTGGTGGTGATGCAGGAATGCAGAATCCCATGAGCTCAGCCGGAGACTTGATTGTTGGGGGAGATTCAGGAGCGCCTGTCCGCCTTGGCAAGGGCTCTAATGGTCAAGTCCTGAAGATAGTCAATGGAGCGCCTGCTTGGGGCACTGATCAAACAGGTGGCGGATCATCAGCTAATACCCAGTCGATCATCCTGGCGTGTAGCGACGAAACCACGGCGCTGACATCTGGCGTGGGAAAGGTGACTTTTCGTATGCCATATGGCATGACCCTCACCGCTGTACGCGCCAGTCTCACCACCGCGCAGGTATCTGGCTCTATCTTCACCGTAGACATCAACGAAAGCGGCACATCGATACTCTCGACCAAGCTGACTATCGACAACACCGAGAAGACCTCTGCCACAGCCGCGATATCCGCAGTGATCTCAGATTTAGCGCTTGCCGATGATTCGGAAATTACCGTAGACATTGATCAAGTAGGGGATGGCACTGCTAAAGGACTGAAGGTGACCCTCATAGGCGTAGTCGGATGATGATTAATCCTTATGTATATAAGCAAAATAGTAGCTCGGTTGAAAAGGTCTATACAATCAGGGGGCCCGCAGGTCTAGTACAGCACATTTCATCTCTTACAGATGATGGGTACTTCGGCTTGCCAGCAGTTCCGTTTTCATTCTATCTATCAGGAAAGAACTTTGGTCAGTCTGACCAGGCTATTTTTGTCTGCAGCAATAGCTTTATTACATTCGGAAGTCCTAGCAATGCGCACAGTAATCTAGGCGCATTAAATCCACCGTATCCAAAGCTATTGATAAATGCGGGGGATAGATCCTATAAGGGTCTGTATTCTGGATCGTTAGATAATGGAAAATCGTATACTGTAAGATTTGAGGGTAATCAGCGATACGATAACAATGGGGCTGTTGTTATATGGGAGGCTACCTTCTATTCTGATGGATGTATCGTTTTAGTAACAGATTCTGCATTTGTAGACTCAGGTGTATCGGGTCTTGCTAGTGATAGCTCCTACTACACTAACAACCAGCTTTCAGGGTCCTCTGCTTACTTGTATAGCCCGCTAAATTCTGATGGGACCGCTTGGAGCTTCGAGAAAAAGGCCTAAGCGCACGTCTTCTAGTCTCTCTCCATTCCCGAACCAGTAACTATCCATCGAACAGGAGCCAGCCATGACGCCGGCCAGCATACCCTTCGCGTATTTCAGGGAATGGCGCTCAATAAGGTTCTGTGGTTGATGCAGCCTGTCGGGGCTTACTAGGAGATCTCAGCGAATGCTACACCGGTAGGACGACTGGATGTTTATCAGCGCGTTGCGCTATGGCGCGGGCTGAAAACCTCACGGTCGCGCGGAATCGCCGCGCCTGACACCAGAAAATCACCAGATTCCTCACGATCATGAGGATCTCCAGCCCGGCGTGCCCGGGCTTTTTTTTGTGCCTGGAGGAAACCATGGCCCTCGAAACTACACAGACCGGGGCCATTGCGCCGGCCTTCGCGCTGCTGCCCGCCAAGATGGCTGGAAAGCGCGCCACCGTCATGCTGCTGGCTATCGGCCTGCAGGAATCCCGCCTTCAGTTCCGGCGCCAGATCGGCGGGCCGGCCCGGGGGCTGTTCCAGTTCGAGCAGGGAGGTGGCGTCCGCGGCGTGTTGGGTCATGCATCCAGCCGTCCCTATGCCCTGGAAGTCTGCTCCGCCCGCCAGGTCGAGCCTACGTCTCAGGCCGTCTACGAGGCCCTGGAGCGCGACGACGTTCTGGCCGCTGCATTCGCCCGCCTGCTGCTTTGGACCGACCCCAAGCCGCTGCCCGGCCTCGGCCAGGTGCAAGAAGCCTGGGAGCTCTACGACCGCGTCTGGCGCCCCGGCAAACCACATCCGCAGACCTGGGAGGCGATCTACGCCCAGGCGCTAGCCGCGGTGCAGTGATGGGCGCCCTTGAGCAGTACAGGGCCTGGCTCATCGCTGGCGCCGTTGTCGTGCTGCTTGCCATGGGGACCGGCTTCGGCTGGGTCCTCAATGGCTGGCGTCTGGAGGGGAGGGTGGCTGGCGCAAAGGCTGAGACGGCTGATCAGATAGCGCTGCACAAGGCTGACCTTGCCGCCATCTCGAAAGCCGCCGCGCAGCAGGTCACCCAGGCCCTGGCCAAGCAGCAAGAAGCCCAGCAGACCGTGGCCGATCTGGACCGCAAGCACACCGAGGAACTCAAGTATGCACAAGCTGAGAATGATGTTCTGCGCGATCGGCTTAAGCGCGGCGGCGGGGTGCGTGTCGCAGCCAACTGTCCAGCCAATCCCGACAGTGTGCCCACAGCCGCCGGCCCCGCCAGCGTGGACCATGCAGGAACCGTCGAGCTCTCTTCAGAAGCTGGACGCAACGTTCTCGACATCCGAGCCGGCATCATCGCCGACCAGTCAGCCCTGAAGGCGCTGCAGGATTATGTCAGGAAGGTGTGCCTTGCTCCTCGATAGGCAAGACCTTCTGGCCGTCCCAGCGCCCGGCCAGCACCATCTCGTAGACCCGGCCGTCAATCTCTGCAGCGGTCGGCGTCACGAACACTCCCAGGACCTCTTGCTGGCGCATGTCCATCAGGTAGATGCGCCCCTCATTCATGCGGGTGAACTGGCCTACTGGGAAGATGCCCATCTCCGGCCTAACGAAGCTGGGGCCGCCGGACGTGGCCCAGACATCGCCAGTGGCCTGGCAGGTCATCTCGTAGCTCAGCTTGATGTCCCATCCGCAGGGCCAGGTAGCCTGGATCTCCAGCGAATGGTCCAGGCCGGCGTCGGCGATCTCGCATAGCTCTAGGCACTCAGGCTGGCTGATCTTCCGCAGTTCCAGCAGCTTGATCGCGCCCGTGGTACAGAACCTGTGCCACATGGCAGGGAAGTTCAGCCGGTCATGCTCGTGGGTCAGGTATTCCTGCAGTCCGAGCACGGTGGGGTTGTCTGGATCGAAAAGCATGGTCGCTTCCTTACTGTTCGTGCATACAGTACATCGCGAGCTGGCTGTGGGCACCTATATAAAGGAGGGAATGCGTGGTGCAAATCTGGTGCACCGACTGCACCAAACCATGTGGGTGCGTGTTGGGTCACGCTTCGTTGAAATGAGGGCCTGGAGCGGGTCTCAGCAGGTGCGCCGCTCTAGCCGAACACCTGAGCGACGGATTCGAAATCCGTTGAGTCAGCAATGGCTCCTAGGGTTCAAATCCCTATCTCTCCGCCAATTACGAAAAACCCCGAGTGTGCCAGGCACCTCGGGGTTTTTTTATTGGCCGGATTTCGGCTCTGGATCGGAAGTTTGTCCCGATCTGATGCGGATTATTTACGAAGTGGGACCGCCGGCATCTGGTATCGACGCTGGACGAAGCTGCGGCTGGTTCGGCAGCCAACGCACCGCTGTCCATGGTCGCTGCATGCCGTCGGGCGGTAGTGATCGGCGTCTGGGAATGGCTGGACGCTTCGGGCAAATGGAGCGATGCTGGAAATGTACGCCACAGAGCGTGCGATCTCCGATGGCCGAGCAGCAGGCGGCAGCCGTTGGACGATGGCTTCGGCGCATAACAATAAGAGGAGTCGAGCGATGTTCTACAAGGTCAGCGTGTATTCCCGGCCTGAAGATCGTGGGCTGCTGGTGTGGCGGTGGAAGAAGCAGTTTCTCGGTGAGTGGGTGGAGTCGCGTCGGGAATTCGAGGATTGCGACCACTGCGTTCATCACGCCTTGCAGGACGCGAAGGGGCAGAGCGTTCACCTCGAAACCGATCGCTGCACCCTCTATCGTTACCGCTTCGAAAGCATGCTGCACCAATATGGCAGCTGCTATTGCCTGAGCGGCGGACGCTCGTCCGAAGCCGTTCTGGACCTCATCGCCCAGATCGAGGAGCGCCACAACGTGATCGTGCTGCGCAATGGCCAGCCGTTCTTCCCCCACTATCGTGCGGATCTGCAGGCCGAAGGGACGCTGGCTCCCGAACTCTGGCAGGGTGTGGAATGGCGGGGACTGGAGGGGCGCTTCGAGTACGTACGCAATCGCCACTCGCCCTGGTCCAGGTAGCGCCTGGCGGTTACCGGCCGACCTAGAAGGGCAGCAACTCCTGACGCATGATGCTGATGTCGGCAGGCGCCTGGACGCCTATCTGCACGCGGTCGCCCTGCACCTTGAGGATGCGGATGTTGATGCCGCCATTGAACAGCAGATCCAGCAGCTGTTCTTCATCAGCTCCCGGCTTGAGGGATAGATTGATGATTTCGTCGGTGCGACGGGTCAAGACCAGATAAGACATGAGCATCCCTGCCATGATTTCAGGGCGCCGATGATAAACAGTTCCGCCCTTTGTGAGAATCAGTAGGCAGATTGTTGGTGCTGCTCCAGGGGCTTGGCGCAGGTCCTAGACCGCTATCGACGTCCCAGTTGCCAGCGGCGTCCAACGAATCCCAGACCTCCCGAGACCATCACCAGCAGGTTGATGGTGTTGGTCGCCCCACTGCCGTGATAGCCCGCGATGACGGCGATCAGGGTGGCCAGGGCCCAGACGGAGATGGCGGCGGCCACGGCGGCGGCCATTTCATTGAAATCGGATTTCCGCGCCGATCTCGCATAGGGACGGATATCGCTTTCGTATTCTTCTGGCATGGGAGGCTCCGGCTGCTGTTCTTGTTGGAGAGTATCGCCATGGATCTTATCGACTGCTGATGAACAGTCTGGATGGGATCGATAGCGCGATCAGCTTTTTTTTCCGCTGAACGGACAAGAGGTATTGGCTGAAGCCCTGGGTGGTCGGCGGGCGCGGTAGGGGGCGCCTTCTGATCTCAGGCCGGATCGTTCGACGGCCGACAACTGTCGCGGCCAGGGTCGGTCGCCTTCGTATCCGACATGACCAGCCTGGAGACCATCACGAACGACGACGGGATCACCCTCACGATCTGCCAGGATCATCCGGGAAGGGACAGGCGACGACATGGCTGAGCTCACCCGCGAGAGTGACGAGCGGGAGCTACAGTGAGGGAAGACACCCCTCCTGACCTTCGATCTGGGGCGACCCGGCGGACAGATCCGCCGGGGTCCTGCACGCTCAGTTCAGCTGTCTGTCGCGCTCGAACAACGCCCAGCAGCGGTCGAAGTCGGCCTGCCAGTGTGGCAAGGCGGCCGGCAGGACCGCCTCGATCTTGCGGCAGTCCAGGCAGGAATAGAGCGGTCGCGTGGCCGGCGTTGGGTAGTGTTCGGTTGTTGTCGGGTAGAGGCGGGCACGCAGCTCGCCGCGTTGCGCCAGGCGCTCGGCGATGGCGGCAGCGAAGCCGTACCAGGAGGTCTGGCCGGCATTGGTCAGGTGATAGAGGCCGCCGACATCGCCCTGCTCCAGCAGGCGTTCGACCAGCTGGCGCGTGGTGGTGGCGATGGTGGGTGCCCAGGTGGGGGCGCCGAGCTGATCCTCGACTACGTGGAGTTCGTCGCGCTCGGCCAGCAGCTGGCGCATGGTATTGAAGAAGCACTGGCCGTCATGGGAGTAGACCCAGGAGGTGCGCAGCACCAGTGCGCGACCTCCAGCTGCCAGCACCGCCTCTTCACCCGCCAGCTTGGAGCGACCATAGACGCTCAGGGGCGCCGGGTTGCAGGTCTCGGTATAGGGGTGGCGACGGCTGCCGTCGAAGACGTAATCGGACGAGTAGTGCACGAAGGGAATATCCCGTTCGCGTGCCAGCTCGGCCAGCATCTGCGGCGCGCGGGCGTTGATGGCCTCGGCGCGCTCGCTGTCCTCTTCAGCCTGATCCACGGCGGTATAGGCGGCGGCGTTGAGGATGAGGTCGGGTTCCAGGCGGTCGAAAGCTGCCCGCAGTCGTCCGGTCTGGGCGAGGTCCAGATCCGCTTGACCGAGCACGGTCAATTGATGGGTGCTACCGAACTCGCGCTGCAAGGCGCGCGAAACCTGGCCGGAGCGGCCAGTGATCACAATATTCATGAAACCATGCCTGAACGCCTTCCGCTGAAGGCGTAATCCAAAGTAGTCGATTGCTGAAAAGCCGCGGGCTTTTCCTGCGCGAACCAAAACCTGCCGCACGAGGCGACAAATCGAGGTTTCTGGTCACCTTTACGTAGAAAGGTGGCAGCCGCTGGCTATGGCGGAGTGGGCATCGACTGATTGGACAGGGCGGTCATGGTGGGACTCGAGCAAAGTGGTATACGCGGCTAGGACTGCCGTCTGTCGGCGGAGTTCAGCGCGTCTTGGAAGACCAGGGCAGCAGCTTGCCAAGCTGGAGCCCTGACGTCGAGGCAGTCAGCAGGGCGGTATGGAGAACCTGTTCAAGTTCGCGGACGTTTCCTGGCCAGGGATAGGCGAGTAGCGCCGTTTAGTCCTCGGTGGTCAGCTCAGGCGCCCTGCGATCGAGGCGGTCGGCATGCTGCTGGAGGAAATGCCGGGCCAGGGGTAGCAGGTCGGCCGGGCGCTCGCGCAGCGGCGGCACCGGCACCAGACCTGGCGCGAGGAGCGCCCAGAGACGCGCAGAGAAATTGCCAGCCCCGACCCCCCGTGCCAGGTCCACGCTGGAACCGGCAATCAGGCGGACATCCACACGCGTGCGTACGCTACTGCCCAGACGCAGGATGCTGCCATCCAGTAGTACGTCCAGCAGCTCTTCCTGCAATTCGCCAGGCAGGTCGGCGATCTCGTCGAGATAGAGGCTGCCTCCATGGGCGGTACCGAACCAGCCCACGCGGCTGCCAGAGGTGCCGGCATAGGCTCGGGGAACATAGCCGAACAGTTCGGCAGCCCCATGGCGACGACTGAGTGCGGCGCAATTCAGGCTGCTGAACAGCCCGGTCCTGCCGCTGCGCTCGTGTAGCCGGCGAGCCAGTAGCTCACGTCCGGTGCCCCATTCGCCCAGGAGCACCATGGGATCGGGCTGCGGCGCCCGCTCATCCAGGTGGTCGAGCAGCTGCCGGGAGCGCGGATCGGCGAAGGCCAGCGCCTTGGCGCGGATGGTCAGGGTGTTTTGCTGATCCGCAGGAACGATAAGGAGGTCGGGCGAGAGCGTGGGCATGGCTAAGTCGCAGGCAGTCAAAGCACCATCCTAGCCTTTGAATGGTTATGCCAAAAAATAAGCTTTCGCTATGCATTTAGCGCGTTTGGTTATCGCTGGAGGGTGGTTTTGTCCGTCGGCGATAAGCTCAGGAATCCGCGCGTTGGTCAGCGGGTCTGCCCAAAGGCTGGGTACAGCTGCCACTATCGCCGGTGTGGAGCGGCCAAAAGGTCGCTTTCGCCCTGAAGAAGAGGAATCGAATTCAAATGCCTTCCCTGCGTGCGCCCTGTCCCGCTGGCGTCTGCAACTGCGAGCGTGAAGCCGTGTTGGCGGATCCCGCCGCTGATGCGCGGGCGCTACTGCTCAATCGCCAGGAAGAGCAGCGGCTGCTGGAGCGTCTGGAAAACGTCGCCAGCGCTGCCGATCTGCAACGCCTGCAGCAGCGCTTACAGGAGCAGCTCGGTATCCGCCTGGTCATCGAGCCGGGACCCGGAGAGGTGCGCAGCGCACGTGGCATGCTCATCGCGCTGCAGCCACGACCGGGCCTGTGCCGCAAACTCCATCAGTCGATACCGGCGGCCGTGCGCCGCGGCCTCAACCAGCGTCCGGAAGTGCTCTTTGCACTGCTCAACGCCAACGACCTGCTGCGCGACGCCTGAGCTCAGCGAGGTGCCTTGAAGCGGATCCAGGTGGGGGCGTGATCGCTGGTCTTTTGCAGATCGCGTACCCAGCGATGCACCCCGGCTTCCTGCAAGGCGTCCTGCAGCGTCGGACTCAACAAGAGATGGTCGATGCGCAGACCCGAATTACGCTGCCAGCGTTGGCGGAAGTAGTCCCAGTAGGTGTAGATCGCCTCATCCGGATGGCAGGCCCGCACGGCGTCCAGCCATCCCTGACCCAGCAGGCGTTCGAAACAGGCTCGACTCTCGGGTTGCAGCAGGGCGTCCTTGCGCCAGGACGTGGGATCGTAGATGTCCCTATCGGTCGGCACCACGTTGTAGTCACCTGCCAGCACCACGGGATGGCCACTCTCGCGCAGACCCTGGGCATGCTCGATGAAGCGCTCGAACCAGGTCAGCTTGTAGTCGAACTTGGGACCCGGCCAGGGATTGCCGTTGGGTAGATAGAGGCTGGCCACCACCACGCCTTTCACCGCTGCCTCCAGGTAGCGGCGTTGCGGGTCGTCGGCCATTCCCGGCAGGCCCCGGCGAATCTCCAGTGGATGGTCGTCGCGCGCCAGGATGGCGACCCCGTTCCAAGAGGGCTGACCGTCCCATAGCGCACCGTATCCCGCGCCTTCCAGTTCCGCCTGGGGAAAGTCGGCGGACTTCGCCTTCAGTTCCTGCAGGCAGACGATGTCGGGCTGCTCGCGCTCCAGCCACTGCAGGAGGATGGGCAGCCGCGCACGAATGCCGTTGACGTTATAGGTCGCAAGGGTAAGGGAGGTCATGGGGTGCTCCGGGAACGGTTATAGCCATGACCCGAGCTATAGGTGGGCAGTTCCTGTTCCAGAACTTTGTGACAGGCATCACGTTATTTTGTGACTTACTTTTTTTGGCACCTTCGGGAACTTTTGGGCGGTTGTTCGACAATTGAAGAAATAAATTTGACGGCGGATCCGAGTTGAAGGCCTGGCAACTTCAGCTGAAAGGATTCATCTGTCGGCAACGATGAACGGTAATTAAATAAAAT